CCCATACATCTTTGATGTGTGGGGGATCCCAGTGTTGGTTAGCTACGTTTTATACGTGTCTAGCTCACGTTTAATGTGACAAATGAAGATTGCTTTTTATTTCCACGTTAAGCGTGGAGGTAGAGTTGATCTTGTATTGTTCATTATACTAAGTTGGATGCTGTAATACCAAGCACCCCGACAATTTTTCCCTTGTCATGTAGGTAACATGGTATATAATCTTATATGTTAAACTGTGAAGTTTTTCAAAAAGACCCTCTAGAGGTAACGTTCTAGAGAGAGCATTAGTTGTTTTACACAATGTTGTGTGTGTTTCATCTTAGATCTATAAATGCTATGATTTTTGATTAGATTTATCACTCACTCACTCCTTTTTAGGAGTGTAACTTTTAGTTACATTGTTTTTGTCTTATTATCATAAATGATAAATGGATTTTCTATTTACTTGGTTAAAATACTAGAAATGATAATGTTGATTTAAAGATTCTATAATTCCGATCAGAGGACTATTGCTTTATGCACTCCTCCGGATTTTTAGAGATCAAATGGCTCTTTTAGTAGAAAATGATTCCTTGTATTAGTTTATCTTGAACCCCTATGTATATAGTTGTCTTTTAGGCGTAATGGTTTATTTATTTTTGATTAATTTGACAGGTCTGAATATGGTTATTGATCAGCTTTTGTCGATGATTGTTTATTCTTTCGTACTTGCTCAGTAAGCTACAGATACTACCCTTGTGTTCTAATGTGGATTAACTGGTGATGCCACCCTTTAGTTTAAGCACATAGATGACTTCTGTTGTTGAAAAGTTTTGTAAAAGAAGCGGCGATCCCGTTTCCATGAAATTATTTACATTTATTTACACTTGTTGTGTACCTTATTTAGATATCCACTCTTTACTCATTATATATAGTTTAGTTATTGGCTGAGAAGTTGTAATTGAATGGTGAGAAAGAGATGCAGGTTTAATATTGTCCTGGTCGAGAGGCTAAAATATTGGCGCTGTGTTTACCAGCGAGTGTTTGTCCGTAGTACTCCGGGAAAGGACTGACTCACAATTATCTAACTGTAAACAAATGGCTGTAATGGTCGCGTAA